TTCTTCAATTTCAGATTCTCTAAATATTATTGGCTCTTCTATTTTTACTTTTGGTTTTACCCCTTTTACAATATGAGCAATACCCTTATTAATCATTCGTTGGGCAACTCTTAATGGCACATCTTTAAACTTACCAGTTGAGTTAATTTGAATTTTCATAATACCTCTTTTATTTTATCGAGAGGGAATTTCACCCTCTCAGTTTTGGCTATTATAATCCTATAACTTTTGCGATTGCGTTTACGTCTCTGATTGCAAATGCACGTCTTATCCAAGCCTTTACTGCAGTCTTATTTTCAGTAAAGAGATTATTCTCTCCCACCATACCAACATCTGTTTTCTTGAGTCTTAATTCATTTCTGACTCCCTCAAACAAGTATTTCCAGTCAGCTACAATAAGTTCGTAGCCAACAGGTGAACCTTGATTAACCATGTTTCTGGTAAACCTTATTGGATAACCATAAAAGGTTGCTGGAAAATTAGCATTGGCGGGTTGGAATAATGGAACGCCTGCAAGTGATCTTAAATTCCTCAACTGTGCCATTACTGCAGGATGTGTAACGAAGCCAATGTTTTCAGTAAATCCATGTACTTCAATGCAATTTAATGCATCCGAAATATCTACAAGTAGGTCCATACCTGTACCGAATGTTATTATATGATCGGCTGGACAATCTCCACTAATTGTCTGTGCAAATGGGGTTGCAGCAAAATAACCGAGATATGACTGTTCCAATGCCTGAAGCAACGCATTTTCTATTTCTTCCCTGATTAATGAATCCATTGCAATATTGGCATCTTCAAGCAATATATCAGTTACCAATACTATTACTGCAAGCTCATAAGCTGTAAGTGTTATCTGTCTGTGTGATTCATTACTTACAGATTTTTCCTCGCCTTCACCGTCAACCCATGTCATTACAATATCATCGGCAAGAGCGTTCATTCTGAGTGTAGCGCTTGTCATGGGTATTTGCTGTAGAAACGGAATTACAGCCGATTTATTTGCTATATTCATAAATATCGTATTTGCCAACGGTGCCGGTACCAAATAACCACCGGCTTCATCTTGCATAGTGTTTTTAAAACCTAAATCTGGACTAGGCATTTTATTTTCCTTCCTTTTTATTTACCGTGCAAAAAGTCCCCCATCATTTGGTTGACATCTTTTGCAGGTTCTTTGTCAGTTTTGGGAAAATTCCCAGAAGAAGGATTAGCGGGACTGCCTGAAGAAACTAAATACGGTTTATCTTTAATAAGTTTTTCTACAATTTTTTCTATGGTTTTCTTGTCTGGTTCTTCTTCGTTTTCAAGTTCTTTTTTTACTACCATCATTACTACTTCTATATCATTGAAATTCTTACCGTTTGCTACAGTTAGAATAAGATTGTCAATATCCTTGTCTTTTTGTTCAGTCTGTAAATCTATATACTGTTTTTCTAGGTCTGCAATCTTCTTATCCTTCTTTTCACCTTCGGTAAGTTTTTCATCTTCAAAGGCTTTTAGCTTCTTCTCTAAGTCGTTAATCTTCTTCTTTCGCAGTATTGATTCGGTCTGTAGTGATTTAACAAATGCCTCGTCATACTGCCCTGTTTTTTTGTCTCCCTCGCCATCAGGTTCGGGTTTGTCTTTTGGTTCATCAGAACCGACATCTTTTACTTTATCTTTGTCCTCTGCCATCTCGGCACACTCCTTTTAGTGTCTTGCATAAAAAAAGCACCCCATCAGGAGTGCTAGATATGCGTTTATATTAAAATTATTTATCCTGCTTTATGAAAACTACCCTTATTTTCCTCACAGTGCTTTTTAGCTTCATCGGCATCCCACTTACCTTTTGGGTATCTAAAGGCCTGTGTAGTCGTGGTGGTTTGTCCCTTAAGTCTTCCTATAATTATAGAAATTTTACCCTGACTTATACGCCTGAAACTGCCTTCTTCAAACAGTCCGGGTTCTTTTATTCTGCAGGAATGTTCATTAGGGTACGGCATTTTAATCACCCTCTTTTAATAAATTATTATCTTTTAAAACTTGATATAGACCAGAAGCAAGCCTTCTAATTGTTTTCTCTTCTAGATCTAAACCTAAATCATCATCAAGTATGTGAATTATCTCATGCAGTAATGTTCTATTTTTACTTTCAGGAAAATATGAATCAAGTATTTTAATTATACCTTTTCCAAAGAGTACCCTGCCACGATTTTGCGCTTCATTCATATCATCTGAAGTATCTTTGGCAATTTCTATTTTATACCAAACTCCACTAACTTTAATTTTACTAGGTATTTTCATTAAGCTGCCTTCTTATAAACTTCTTTATACCATTTAGCCAGTTCGGGTTGACTCGCTGGATTTTCCATATATGCAATCCAATTAGAAGTAAACTGCTCTACTGATACAATATCTTCAGTGGTGCTACATCTACAATTCGGGTGTGCTGGTGGTATTCCGACATCATTTACCGGCTTTCCTTCATTCTCATCACAAATCTCACAGCAACCAGAAGCAGAAAGCCACATCAAACCTTTTGAACCTGGATTAAGATTTGAACTTAACCGGTCAGCTTCATTGAAAGAAATTGCCATCTCGGTTCTAAGTAGTCTTGACGCTTCATAACTTACTTTCCTTCCGTGAAGGCTGGTTAATTTAGTCGGTGTGTATTTTGGATTAAGCAAGTTTTCCAAAGCCGATAATGTCAATCTATCTGAAGCAGCACCGCCAGCTACCACATTCTGCATTACTATACGTTCAATTTCTTGTTTGGTTCGTCTATTAAGTAACCACACTCTATCTGAAAGTTTTAGCCCATCATTCCAAATTTTATTGTAGGTATAAATTACTGCTTCCTTTGAAGTCTTATTTAAAATCCTTGTAAGCTTCAGGTCATATCCTGCATTAGTTAAGCTTCTCTGATATTGGCTAAGTGCAATTTTATTTACTTCCTTACCTAAATCTGCTGAACTTATTAGTGCCTTATCCAGTATTCCTTCAAAATTATTAGATAATCTTGAAGCTTCTCTAAGCAGTGAATTTATCCTTATTTTTACTTGAGCCGATGTAAGGGTTTTATTTGCCAGGATATCTTTAAATCTAATTTTCAGTTCTGCTGCGGTTTCAATATATAGCCTTGCAAGTTCCTTATCCTGTAAGTCAGTTAGAGTTATAAATTTTGTCCTCTGTGCTTCAAGATATTTTTTAAATTCATCACTCATTATCTTCCCTTGATACTATCCTAATTAATTCTTCACCGCCTAAAGTATCTTTAATTAATTTTGTTTCTGTTACATATTTATGATTATTAGCATAAGTAATATCCTCAAGTTTCTTTAATCTTCTTTCTGTTTTTTCTTCAAATTCTTCAAATCGTGAATCTATTCCATTTATATTTTTTTCCCAACTACTTATAATTTTACACTCTAATAAAACTTCCCTAATAACTGACTTTAATTCTTCCTTATCCATTATTCACCACCTTTCTCTTCATGTGAACTTCTTAAATTATCTAAATTTAAAGATTTATCATATTGATTCTTTTCTTCAAGTATTTGTGCAAGTTCCCTTTCGGGGTCTTCCACTCCAAGCTCATTCATTGCGGTTGTAACACTTATTAAACCTGCTACAATCTTCTGCGTTATTACCTGTATATTTTCTACCTCGTTCTGGGGAAGCGGATTGTGGGTAATTATCTCAATATCCAAATCATCAGGTAAATCATATCCTTCGTAAATCTGCTTCATCTTTAAAATACCCATATACATTTCCCTAAGCCTTGCTCCCCATATCGCATTTTTTCTTGTAGTCTTGGAAAGTATTGCAGCAAAGAGTAACTTTAGCGCAACTCCTGAAAGATTGCCTACTTTTGAAATCCTATCTACTGAAACATTTACCACTTCTGAAAATTCATAGAGAGCGGCAGCTAAGCTGTCTATGTGATATTTTAGGCTATCGATATAACGGAACTCCCCTTCAAGTTTAAATACGTCTGTTTTAGGACTATCTGTTCCACCACCCATAAGCTCCCACACTGCACCAGGTTTTGCCTTAAGTCCCTTTTCTGGGTTCTTACCGGTCGGCTTTACATTCATAAGTATCGTTATTGCAAATAAATCAAATCTTAGACTATCTGATAGATCCGAGTATTTTCTATTTATTTCATCAATAATTGGCATTAAATCTTCAAGTTCACTCATTCCCCATACTTCACCGATTTGCGGAGTATTGGGGATAATATAGACAGGAATAAAATCTAAATACTTTTTGCCTATTCCCAGAGGCTGTCTTGGGATTATTACTTCTTTAGGCTTCTCTATCATCTTTGCGTCATAGATAGCTTCTTCAATATAACAGATACCATTTTCAAGTTCATAGGTCTGTTTCCAGATTGTATCTTCATCTCTAAATGCTACAAAATGGACTTTAGTTATATTCTCATAATCATCAAAATCATAAATAGGGAAACACTCTATACGGTTTCTTACAAATATCCTGATATCCTCTTTGTCTATATCGTACTTTAATTTAAATACCACACCGCCAGATACATTACATTCCACTGCTGCCTGAAGTAGCTTTACATCCATTAGGTTCCTCTTGTGGGTTTCATAGATATCTACTTCAATTTCATCTGAACGCATTGGCTTTATTTCTTTTCCACCGGCTTTCTTTTTTGTTTTTAGCACTTCTTCGCTATCTGAAGTACAGTTAAAGTCAACCGGTATTTCAAACTGCCAAGATGCGAGTTTGTTTATAATATAGCGTGAATAATTTAAGGGTACTTGTGTTGGATAGTAGTTTTTGCCACCGCTTACCCTCGTACCATATTCAGGATATTTTTCTACAATATACTTAAAGACATCATTATCGTAATAATCCTGATACTTGATTAACTGATTTAGCACCTCTACCTGTTTATCCTTAAAAATCGTCGGGTAGGTTGGGAGTGCTACGTCTACTAATTTTTGAAGTTCTAGTCTCATAATTTATCCCTTTACTTTTTGGATATAGATTTTATATTCTACTTTATCGTGGGGATTATTTTCTCTATAATCATCAATATAATTACAAAAATCTCTTTCGATTAAATCAAGATTATTTTCAGCCACCAACTCTACTGGTTGCTTATTCCTTAAAATATCACTACAATAATCAACAATCTTTTTATTATCTTTATAATCACTTAAAAATATCCTTAACAATTCTTCACTTATTAAATATAGTTTCATTTTCCCCCAATAAAAAAGCACCCTTTCGAGTGCTAGTTTAATATTTAGTTTTTAATTTAAGTTATATTATTTTATTACTCTTGCTTTGATTTTCTTTTTCCCATAATGGCTGCAAGTTACATAAAGCCCAGCATTGCTTAAATTCTGAATCTTCGGGTTTTTCAAATTCCCATAAATCAATAGGAATAATATGATCAATATTCCAACCATATCTACCATAATTATTCCAATTCATTCCTTTTAAAAACTTATTTTCAAGATGTTTTATTAAATCTTGTAAATTATAAGGTACTAAACTTTCCCATTTTCTGCCATTCTTATTACCATTTAGAGCTAATCGCATAGAAGAAGATATACTATGATTTATTTTATTTTTAGGTATCGCTCTTATTCTTCTTCTATGTTCTGGATTATTTCTTGACCATCTGTTAGCGATTTCTTTTCTTTTATCAGGATTTTCTTTTGCCCATCTAGCAGCATTTCTTATAAATTCTTCTCGTTTGTTTGCATATTCCCTTTTTCTTTGTAACTTCTTTTTTTCTGGATTATCTATTCTCCATTGAGCAGTTCTTTTTATTTCCCTCTCACGATTATTTTTATAATATTCCCTTTTAATTTTCTGATAATGTTCAAAATTATTTTTAAAATATTCTTTGTTACATTCCTTGCAATGGCTCGATCCATATTTACGCCCTTTTTGTTTATGAAAATCCTCGATGGGTTTTATTTTTTTACATTTGGTACATCTTTTTTCTTGATATTCCAATATGGACTCCTACACTTTGCACAGGTTATCGGGACTTGATTTTTTCTACTCATCCAAGTCCAACCACACCTTTTGCATTTATAAATTTTTCTTGCTTTTACCACATAATAAGAATATCACTATATGTAAGTTTCGTCAATACTATCTAAATGCTATATCTGATGTTTGGGCTGTTCCAAATGCAATATCATGTGAAAAACTACCATAACGTATTGTGTCACAGAAATGGTTATTGAAATCTATCGGAGTATCAATTACGTTTCCGTTTTTATCTTTTTTCCACGAGTATGCGGAAAGTTCTTTGATTCCATGTATACTATCTTTTGTAACTCCAAGCATGTGAGTCTTAACATAATTTATACCATCAATAACATCTTTTTTACTTCTATGAGCATTAAATCCTTCTTGATAAAAGGCTTGAATTAATCCAGGTTCAGCACTATCAATATACAATTCCCTGTCTCTAAATTCTTCAGGTATAATCTTTTTTGCTTCTTCAATTAATTCTACATGTGTAAGTCCACCGCAATAAAATAATTCCCTTGCTATAAATTTGCCATCAATCCAATTAATCTCTGTAATTACCGAAGGATCATTGAATCCCCAATCACAAGAATATGTTACAAAATCAATCTTTTCTGGCAACTTGTCAAAAGTATCCCATTTACTATAAATAATATTCCCAAGTACGCCCCATTCACCGAGGTTATAAATCTTGTAGAAATTCTGGTCTATCTTTATTAAGTTTTCAATTTCTTTACGTCTAGTGATTGCCAAATATGGGTTATCTTTGTATGTGGAAACATTTTCTTCAGCATTATAATTACCACTATCAATAAGAATTGTCTTAATCCAATGCAATGCTGATACTGGATTAAACGATAGATACATCTGCCCATTCATTCTCATATTAAACTGGTGGAAGTCCTCAAAAGTAAAGTCAATTGCTTCTTCTAGCCAGACATCATCTGTTTGAAAACTCGCTACTTTGTGGGGGTCGTCTAAAGACATAAAATAACAGATATTATCTTTTACTCTTAATTCTAAGTCGGTCTTATTTAGCTTATAGGGAATACCAAGAGAATCAATAATATCCATTGTTTCCTTGTATGCTGTTTTCTTTAATGCCGGTAATGTCTTACGGGCAATTACAAGGGTTCTTTTACCTTCTCCACATAATTTATTTACTGCAAAATATTGTGAAAGTGAGTAGGACTTTGACGAACCCGTACCGCCACGAAGTATGTTAATTCTTGCCTTACTTTGCTCAAGCCATCTATAAACCTCAGTAACATTTATATCAACTTTCATCTTTGATAGCATCATGAATTACAATTTCAACCGGTTCAGGAGTAGTAATTTCCGTTGAGGCTTTATCGGATACAAATTTCTTCATTGCTGCAATTAGAACTTTATCATTTATAAATGCCCGTTCAATAAATCTATAAAATAAATCTTTATCCTTTTCAGTTTCATATTTATTAAGAGCTTCTTCAAGTAGGGTTAGATAGTTTTTACTTCCAACTGGTCTTCCGTTGAGATTAGCTTCATTCCCTGCAATAAACCTGCCGTTTTTATCCCTAACCGGTTTTTCACCGGTTTTAACCGGTTCTATTTGTTTTTTTTTAACTTCTTCTTTATCCATTACTTATCACCGTCTTTAACGCCCTATTCTGTTCTATAATTGTTGATTTTTTTTCCTTTAATACTTCAACCTTAATTCTTGCCTGCCCCAGTCCATTTAAGGCTGTAAACATTTCATTATTTACCTCTACAAGCAAATTAGAATTAATCGCAATTATTCTCATTGCTGCATCAACTTGTAGACTTTGAATTTCTTCTATTGTTAATTGTTGTATTTCCATTTAGCTTTCCTTCCGAACACCTTAAGCTTATCCACCCACCCGACCAACTCATCTAGTTGAGTTTTACTTTGTTTTTCTTTATATAATTAATTAAATTATCCCTAACTATTTTTAATGAAAAGTTAATATCTAGTGGTTTATTATTTTTATAAATCTCAAATAGTTTTAATGAAGCCTCTTGGAATAAATCTTCATATTCTATGCGATAATCGGTTATCTTATCAAATTCCAAACACATCTTTGATATTTGTTTTTTGCGCATATTAAAGAAGTCATCAAAACTTATCAATATTTCTCCCTTCTTCTCTTCTATTAATAAGACTTCCAATTTATCTCCCGACTTGGCGCAAAAATAATTTTATACTCTTAATATAATTATCAACTGTTCTATCTGAAACACCCAAAAATATCGCTATTTCCCAATCATCATATCCAATTACTTTGTAAATTATTATTGCTCTCTTACCTACATTTTTTATCTTCTTGACAATAGTAACTGCGTCAACATAATTACATATCACATCTTCAAATTCAGCTGCCTCCAGATTAGATATTATATTTGAATCTATAATTCTACTTCTGGAGCATATAAGACAAAGTCTTCTATAAAACGCTTTTACTATTTCATATAGTTCGATATTTACCTCCTTTCAAATAAAAAAGAGGAATCTTAAGAGCTTTTATACTCCCAAAATTCCTCTGTAGTTCAGTCAGAATTTTATTTAATTATTTCTTAGGTTTCCAAAGAACCGTATGTGAACATATAAGAACAGTGCCGTCTCTAATCTCTATAAAAATATCTTGATATAGATTATTGTTTATCTCCTTTTCCTTTTCTCTTATGGCATTTATTATTTTTTCTACTATAGTCATCTTAATATTAATATATATTAATTCTGTAAACAATCAATAGGTTAGATTTTTGCTATATATTCCTGCGTTCTTGATATCACTTAAATATTCCAGTACCTTATCATAATCCTTATCCCAAATTATATTCTTCTGTTTTAGCAGATATTCATAATCTTCTGGCCGGCGGTTCCCAAACCATATCATAAAATCCTGCGGATCCTTATGGGCCGAACCATTATTCATAGTATGGCAGCCAGAACATAGTAAGCAACCATTACGAATATCCCATCTTACGGCGTGATTGTCTCTGCCAATTACGTGGTGGGGATTATTACCGATTTTACCGCACATCTCACAATCGGTTTTGGACCGGATAATCTTTCTCCAAATACCATCACATTTATTTTTTAATGTTTTTCTACTTGGTTTTCTTTTAGTCTTTGTTATCAACATCATCTCCTAGAATAAAATTAATCATATTGTCATCAACCTCACCGAGTATAAAACCTGCCCCCTTTAGGTGTTTTAACTTCTCAATTATCTTCTCTCTTGTTGGTATGGCAAGGGAGCAGATAGAATTTAAAACAGATATATTGTAGTTTCCAAAATGATTAATCAATATTTTATTTACTTCATTTCTATCCAAATACTTTATATTTTCTATCTGCTTTTTAAGTTTTTCTATCTCTTGCAGATTTTTATTATCTAAATCTCGCAAATCAAGATAAAGTTCTTTTTGCCTTTTTAGTTGCTTTCCAAGTTCGGCATTTTCTTTTTGGAGTTGCTCTCTTTTTACATATAATCCATCAACCATTCTTATCAAAACCTCTTTGGTCATACTTCTTTTTTCAAAATGTGGTTTAATGGGTAGAAGTTCCTTTTCAGCTATTTCTGCAAGGTCGTGGGCTATCTTTTCTGGTTCTTTAGGATTAAAATATTCACTCATAAAATACTCATAAAATTTCTTTTCTAATTCACTCATAATTTATTCCTTTCCCTTTTTATTTAATTTATCCCTATATTTTGGTATAACATCTTTAAGTATTTCATAAGTCTCTTTCTTTGTTTTTTCTGTTCTTTCCTCTATGGGTTCTTCTGGCCTTACCTCTTTTATTTTTTGCCAGTCTTTCTCGTGTTTTACCGCTTCCTGGATTGCCTCTTTATTTGCATTTTGATTAAGATACTTTTCAAATTTATTGCCAAATAGGGTATCCGGTGAAAGATATATTGACATATCCTGCTCTCTACCCTTTTCATCAGTTACAATAACTCCAACGAGTTCACCGTCTTTAAGTTCAAGCCAATGCGAGCATTTTATATCAATTACTTTTTTAAAATCATCTATGGTATATTTTTCATGTAGTCTGGCTGTTATATTTTTAATTGCTATTTTACTATCGGTTCTAAAGTTCTTATTTGCTTTTAGGTTTAGGTGGGAGATTATTTCACCTATTATATTATTTACTTTACTTTCATTTACTTTACTTTGCGGATTAATGATATCGGAAACCCCAACGCCTATGGGTTTCTTACGTGGGAAACTCGGCTTGGCGGGTATTTCTATTACCCTATATCTATAAACGTCCTTAATATTTTCTATAAAGTTATCACTCCATACTATCTTTTTACTCCATAATTTTTTATCAATAGCCCCAAGTGTAGCAAGCAAATCAAATATTTCGGTACATTTTTCTTTATCCAGTTGGGTCTTTGCAATCAAAAATTCCCAGTCCATACCATTTGTAAAATATAAACAATGACCTTCAGAACTTCCCAACATCTCAAGCAGCTTAAACCAGAAAGCATAACCATCGTTGCCATATTTCTGTTCGAGAATAAACATTGTTTTACTATGGGTACAACTATGGGGGAAATAATCTACTGTTTGTTTTTTAGGTCTTGCCAATAATCCTCTCCTTAATA